GACGAGCGTGGTTTGAAAGTTGCTCTTCGCGGCATGAAGCTCATCGTTCCTCGCCAGCTGCAGTTCGTAGCTGAGCGTCTGATGGTTTCCAACCTCCGCGTCGGCACTGCAGACAACGACGTGAACGCAATCCGTTCGATGGGCATGCTGCCTGACGGGTACGCGGTCAACGACTTCTTGACCGACCCTGATGCATTCTTCATCAAGACGGACGCGCCTCGCGGCTTCATCCACTTCGAGCGCACACCGCTCTCGACGAACATGGAAGCCGACTTCGACACCGGCAACATGCGCTTCAAGGCGCGTGAGCGTTACAGCTTCGGTTTCTCCGATCCTCGCGCTGTATTCGGTTCGCCTGGCGCAGCCTAATCCAACCTCCCTGTTGGTCTGACTGGGGCGGTCTTCGGATCGCCCCTTTCTTTTTGTTCTGAGCTCCTGTATTGTTGGTGCATCCCTGACAGCCACGCGGTGTGGCTGACACTAGCCAAGACAGGAGTTTCACATGGCTAATACAACTTTCTCGGGTCCAGTACGCTCTGAGAATGGCTTCAAGTCCATTACAAAGAACGAAACCACTGGCGCAGTTACCGAAATCACAACCTACGGCGGCGCACCTGTCGCACTCGCAGACGGTGATGTAACTCTTACCAACGCGACTCACAGCGGTCGTGTACTGATCGTTCCTGACGGAACTCAGGACAACACCTACACCTTGCCTAGCCCAGTTGCTGGTGCACACTTCACCTTTGTTTACGGCGGCGCAGCAGCAGATGCGACTGACTTTATCGTAGACTCTGGTTCTGACACCAACTTCTTCATCGGCAACGTTGCGTTCAACGATACCGACGACGGCGCAGCTTCTGTTGTTTTTGCTGACGGCAACTCCAACTCTAAGATTCAGGTAAATGTCCCTGGCTCTGCCGTTATCAACATCATGGCGAAGGACAGCACCAACTGGTACATCTGGGGTTCCGTAACCGGCGCAACAGCACCAGCATTTGCTGACCAGTAATAGGAGGTCAGCATGGCCGGTTCTGACGTAAAAGCCAAATTCATTGAGGCTGATACTACTGCCGCTGACGCTGATGGGGTTTGCCAGTCGCAGACCCCAGCAGCTGGTGGCGAGCAAAGCCTTACTATTAACGGCGCGGAGTCATCCGGTGGCGTAGCCTCTTTTACTGCAGCGCGTTTAATCACGATCACTTCTGCAGGCACAGATGACGGTCGTACGTTTACGATCACAGGTACTGACGTAAACGGAAACGCTCAGACGGAAACAATCACTGGCCCAGACACCACTACGGTAACGGGCACATTGTATTTCCGCACAGTAACTGCTGTCACAGTTGATGACGACACAGCGGGCGCTATCACAGTTGGTATGTCTAATGATGCTTTGGATGTGATCTTTGCAGAGCGCGCTCGTTTGAAGGGTGTGTTCATTGTGAACTCTTCCGCAGCGGGTGTTGTCACATTTACCAATGCAAGCGCCACAGGTATTGAAAAGCTCAAGCTTGGCACGGTTGGTTCTGCCACCGCAGAGCGCGACATTACAATTCCTGATGAAGGTGTTGTGTTTGAGGGTGGTTGTTACTTGCCGTACACAGCAGGCACGACTGTTTTCACAAACATCACTGCCTTCCACGCGTGAGGTAATAAATGGTCTACGAGATCCGTTCTATATCGCAGGTCGGAACCTCGGAGCCATTTGAGCTTCAGGTGGCCCGGAGACAGATTCCGGGCCACACTTTCGTGCATCGCATGGCCCGAGTACCGTCGATGTCGGTCAACACAACCGGAACCCTTTGGGATGTAAACGACACGGTCTATCCATGGAGTGCTTGGGACACAGCCGGCACTATATCGATAGCTCGTGCAAGTGCATCTGATGCAGATAAAAACGTAATCGTCGTCGGCCTCGATGAGGATTATAACGAGTTTACAGAAACAATTACGCTTACCGCTGCATCTGGTAACACCTCAATAAATGATTTCAAACGTATTGAGTCCGTTCGCATGAATGGAACGAGTGTGAACGTTGGCAACGTCACTATCACCAAAGGTGGCACAACTGTGGCTCGCATCAATGCAGGCATTGGCCAGAGCTTGATGGGTATCTACACTGTCCCTGCGGGATATACTGCGTATCTCACGCAGGGCGTTATGACTATCCAAGAAGGGGCAGATGCGACTGGCACGTTCTACTACCGCATTCCTGGAGACCGTTTTTTAGTTGGTCACACTTTTGAGGTAGCAAGTTCCGAGTACCACTATGGGTTTACCTGCCCGTTTGCGCTTCCTGAAAAATCTGATTTGGATGTTCGGGCAACGGTTCGAACAAACAACGCTATTCTTACAGCCGCTTATGACCTGATTCTTATACAGAACGGAGGACCGCTCTGATGGCTAAACGCGCCGACAAATCAAAGATGGCCTGCAACAAGCCTCGCCGCGAGAAGTCGGGTGGTAAAAAGTTTATCGTGAAAGCATGCGATAAGGGCAAAGAAAAGATTGTCCGCTTTGGCGACGCCAACATGACGATCAAGAAATCAGATCCAAAGCGCCGCAAATCTTTCCGCGCTCGCCATGGATGTGATACAAAGAAACTGGATAAACTATCGGCCAGATATTGGTCGTGCAAAATGTGGTAGGTGACCTTATGGCTGACAACGATTCTCAGTGGCATCTTAGCAAGAGTATACCAGTGTCTATTATTCTGGGTTTGATTCTCCAGTTTGCAGGCGCTGTTTGGATGTTCTCGCAAATGGACGCAGCGATTCAGAACAATGCTGAGCGCATTACTCGTGTTGAGACACGAACAGATGTAATTGAGAGTCGAGCTCAAGAACAAGCCGTTCAGCTGGGCCGCATAGAGACACAGATTATGGCGTTGGTTGATCGGATCGATCGCGTTGTGACAATGCTGGAGCGCCAGCAATGAACCGGACTCAGATGTCCAAACAAATCACGGAGGTTCCTATGAACTGCGGATCTAAAAAGAAGATGGCCAAAGGTGGCATGGTAAAGAAAGCCAAAGGCGGAATGGTCAAAGGCTATCGCGCTGGCGGCGCTGTAATGTCTGGCCGTAAGCCTAAAAAATGTAAGATGTCTTAATGGCAAAAGACGCTTGCTATAGAAAGGTAAAGGCTCGGTACAAAGTCTTTCCCTCTGCTTACGCAAGCGGAGCGATTGCCAAGTGCCGTAAAGTTGGTGCCGAGAACTGGGGAAACAAAACTCAGAAGAAAGCCAAAGGCGGAATGGTGAAGGCACCTCGTAAAACAAGGACGTTCTAATGGCTGTCCGTAAAACGAAAAAGGGCGCTGCCCTTCGTCGCTGGTTCAAAGAGGACTGGAAGGATGTTCGCACTGGCAAAGCCTGCGGTCGTAGCAAAGGCGAAAAGCGCGGAACCCCTTACTGTCGTCCTACAAAACGTGTAAGCTCTAAGACACCGAAGACTGCTTCTGAGATGTCCGCAAGTGAAAAGCGGAAGAAGATCGCAGAAAAGAAGAGTCTAGGACAACCCGCTGGTAAGCCACGCCGTGTGTCTCCAGCGAAGCGGAGGACCAAGAAGTGAAAAAAGATTTTCCTGATCTGAATAAAGACGGCAAGGTTACAAAGGCTGACATCCTCAAAGGCCGTGGCGTTGAGGGTTTTGCTCGTGGTGGTTCCGTAAAAGGAAACAAAGACCAGAGCATGTGCAGCCCTCGTAAACGCATGGCTATGGGAATGAAGGAAAAGTAAGATGACCACTTCGGGTAGCAGAGACTTTCAGCTCGACGTAGCGGAGATGATCGAGGAGGCGTACGAACGCTGCGGCCTCGAAGTTCGCACGGGCTATGACGCTCGCACAGCACGTCGGTCTCTGAACCTGATGTTTGCTGAATGGGCAAACCGTGGTCTGAATCTCTGGACCGTGGAGCAAGGTACGACAACCCTAACTCAAGGCACGTCTCAGTATACGCTTGGCGCGGATGTCGTGGACATTCTGGAGATGGTGCTCCGTCGTGACAGCACGGACTATGAGGTTGAGCGCATCAGCCGTGGCGATTACTTGAACTTCCCTGACAAGACGAGCCAGGGCCGTCCGAGTCAGTATTATCTCGACCGCACAATTCAGCCTGTGATCAATCTGTGGCAGGTTCCTGAGAACTCTACGGATCAGCTGGTTTATTACTATGTGCGTCGGATTGAGGACGCAGATGCGCTGACAAATACGGCGCAGGTTCCTTTCCGTTTTTATCCATGCATGGTCTCTGGCCTTGCGTATTACCTTGCGATGAAGCGCGCTCCTGAGCGCCTGCAGCTTTTGAAGGCTGTGTACGAGGAGGAGTTTACTCGTGCTGCGCAGGAGGACGAGGACCGTGTTGCTTTGAAGCTTCAGCCTAGTGCTCGCTATCTGAGGGTGTAACATGGCGTTTGCGTCAAATAAAAATGCTTGGGGTATTTCTGACCGCTCTGGTTTTCGTTATCGCCTGCGCGAGATGAAGAAGGAGTGGACTGGTGCGCTCGTTGGCCCGGACGAGTTTGAGCCCAAGCATCCACAGTTGTATCCTCCGAAGGTTGGGCCTGATCCACAGGCATTGCGGAACCCACGTCCTGATCAAGCAGAGACATTGACCGTATATGTTGGTATTCCTACGGTCATGGATCCAAATCCAAACATTCTCCGGCTTTCTGCTAAGGTCGGAACGGTGGAGGTTGTAACGTCATGACGATGACCTATGGCGAGTTGAAAGAAGCGATTCAGGATTACACGCAAAATGACGAAACGTCTTTTGTGGCAAACATCCCTTTGTTTATTCGCTTTGCGGAAGAACGCATCCTGAAAAATGTTCAGTTGAGTTTGTTCCGGAAAAACGCTACAGCTTCTACGGTGGCGGGCAATAAATACTTGCCCTGTCCAACAGATTTCCTTGCGCCGTTTTCTCTGAGCTATGAGGACAGCAACGGTGCCAAGACCTTTATTGAGTTCAAAGATGTGAGCTTCATCCAGGCTTATACGCCAGATGCTGATACAACAGGTGACCCAGTATACTACGCTCAGTTCGACGTAGACAATTTTATATTGGCCCCAACGCCTGCAGACTCTTACCTTGTCGAACTTCACTACTTCTATCGTCCGAACAGCATCACGTCTGGTGCGGACAGCGGAACAACGTGGTTGAGCGAGAATGCTGAGATGGCTCTGTTGTATGGAGCTTTGATCGAAGCATACATCTATATGAAAGGGGAGCAGGATGTTCTCCAGGCATATAACGTTCGATTCAATGAGGCGATCACTGGCGTGAAAATGCTTGGTGAGGCCAAGGAAACCACTGACCAGTACCGCACGGGAATGGTCATTCGCGCCAAAACCTAAAGGAGTAGTTTATGCAAGGCATGGTAACAGAGATTCCCCCTGGGGCGTTCAAGGTTCATACGACAAACAATCGTGGACATACCCCAGCAGAAATCGCCCAGTTTTGTGTGGACCGCATGATCAGTGTCTCTGATAACGCTCCGAAAGAGATTCGAGATCAAGCTCGAGCCTTTCAGCAAGAGTTGTTGAGAATTGTCGAGCATTACATTACAATGGGTATAGAGCAAGACCGTATTTCGGTCGGGCAAAAACTTCGCGAGGCAGGGTTTGCTGACCTGGCCGACCAAATCAGGAGACTTTGACATGGCTATCTCTCAGGCCCTTTGCACATCCTTCAAGCAGGAATTGCTGCAGGCTCAGCATGACTTCACTGCTTCGACAGGGGACACCTTCAAGCTGGCGTTATACACAAGCAGTGCAACACTTGGCGCAGCAACGACGGATTACACAACCACCAACGAAGTGGGTAATTCCGGTTCGTACTCCGCAGGTGGCGGCACATTGACGAATGTCACGCCAACCACTTCGAGCACCACAGCGTTCACCGATTTCGACGACATTTCGTTTACTTCGGCAACGATTACTGCTCGCGGTGCTTTGATTTACAACACCACTGCAGGTAGCGGCACTGGCACTACGAATGCTGTTGCGGTTCTCGACTTTGGTGAGGACAAGAGCTCTACATCTGGGACATTCACAATTCAGTTCCCAACGGCGGACGCATCTAACGCCATTATTCGCATCGCGTAACTCTAACCGGAGGGCCCAGCTATGGCTGTAATCTCAGGTTGGGGCCGAGGCACTTGGAGTGAAGGTGCATGGGGAACCCCGTTACCGGTTGTGGTAACGGGGCTTTCTGGAACGAGTGCAGTTGGAAGCGTAACGGTTGTTCCGCAGGCGGTAGTGTCGCCGACTGGGGTCTCTGCGACAGGCGCAGTTGGAAGCGTAACGGTTGTTGGTACGGCTGTAGTATCTCCGACTGGGGTCTCTGCGACAGGCGCAGTTGGAAGCGTAACGGTAATCCCGCAAGCTCTTGTAAGCCCCACAGGCGTCGAGGGAACCACAGCCCTTGGCGACGAAACGGTCACGGGCACAGCGGTTGTTGTCCCCACAGGCGTCGAGGGAACCACAGCCCTTGGAGACGAAACGGTTGTTGGTACGGCTGTAGTATCTCTGACCGGCGTAGAAGGCACTGGTGCGGTTGGTGATCCGACAATCACCGGCACCGCTCTTGTTAGTACCACTGGCGTAGAGGGCACGAGTGCTCTCGGCCAGGTAACACAAAGTAGTGCGAATATCGTCACTGTCACCGGCGTAGAGGGCACAACAGCTCTCGGCAGTGTTGTGGTTCCGAATGTTGGTGTTGCTGTCACCGGCGTAGAGGGCACTGGCGCTGTTGGTGATGCAGCTATAACAGGTACTGGTTTTGTCGATCTTACTGGCGTAGAGGGCACGAGTGCTGTCGGCCAGGTGACACAAAGCAGTGCGCTAGTTGTTGTTATTACAGGAGTAGAGGCCACAAGCTCTTTAGGCAGCGTAACCGTTGACCCGCAAGCTCTTGTTCCTGTAACGGGGGTGGAGGCTACCAGTGCTCTAGGCAGCGTAACCGTTGACCCGCAAGCTCTTGTTCCTGTAACGGGGGTTGCAGCAACTGCTGAGGTCGGCGATGTAGGAATCACCGGAACTTCCACGCTTTCAGTGACTGGAGTGTCGGGAACTTCTGCGCTTGGTAATGTAACCGTTGACCCGCAGGCTTTGGTTCCTGTGACTGGCGTTGCGGCGACCTCCGCCCTTGGGTCCGTCACTGTGACGGGTAGCTCAGATGTGGCGTTGACGGGCCTTGAGGCTACAATGGAACTGAACACAGTCGTAGTCTGGGGCAAGATTGTCCCTGCTGCAGCGGTCACTTGGACTGAGATTGCGGCATAACGGATTGAGTTGTTCTGAAAAAGAACGTATAGTTGGGTCGAATTTAAAGACGGGAAACCGAAATGGCTAGTACCTACACGGCAAATGGTGGCATCGAGCTCATTGCAGACGGCGAACAGTCGGGCACGTGGGGGCAAACCACCAACACAAACCTCCAGATCATTGACCGCCTCACGAACGGTGTTGGTGCAATCACGCTGTCTGGAACGACACATACGCTAACGACTTCAGATGGCAGCCTTTCGGACGGTCAGTATAAAGTTCTAGTTTTTGGCGGTACGCCAAGCGGCACCAACACAGTGACCGTGTCCCCAAACGACGCGGACAAACTATACTTTATCAAAAACGATTCTGGTCAAAGCGTCATCATCAGTCAGGGTTCGGGGACCACAGTTACGATCCCCGATGGCGGCACAGACATTGTGTACTGTGACGGCGGCGGTGCGGGTGCAAATGTCGTAAGTCTTACTGCGGACCTCTCAGGTCTTCTGACTGCCGCAAACAATCTCTCTGATTTGGCCAACGCAGCAACTGCCCTTACGAATCTCGGGCTGACTGCTACAGCGGCTGAGTTGAATATCCTTGACGGAGCTACGGTCACAACAGCAGAGGTCAATTATCTTGACATTACGACCTTGGGGACTTCTCAGGCAAGTAAAGCTGTTACAGCGGATGCAAACGGAAACATTAAACTTACGGAAGAAGTTCAAGCTGTTTGCTATCTTGAAACTGTTGTTGCACTTTCTGGGACCTCGCCTACTGTAGACTGCGACGAAGGCAACACTTTCACTCTTACCACTAGTGGCAACACCACCTTTACCTTTAGCTATGCTGGTGTTCAACTTACGACAGACGACTCTTATGCTTTTACCCTTCGAGTCACGGCTGGTGGGACTCATACACTGACATGGCCAGCATCCGTGGACTGGGCGGGCGGAACTGCTCCTGATGCTCCTGCGTCAGGTGAAACAGACGTATTTGTCTTTTTGACCACTGATGGTGGTACAAATTGGTATGGGTTCCAAGCAGGGGATGCTTTGGCATGAGCACTATTTCTAAGAAAGTTGAAGCAGCAGCGGCAGGTGCCGGCGGTGGTAGTGCCGGCGGATATCTTGCTGTTGCGGTGGACAAAACCACTGACGGAAATCAATGGGGTGTACAGGTTTTTGACAACACAGACCCATCGTCTTTGACTTTAGCTGTGGGTTATTTGCTACGAGATGACCGAAGCGGATATTCTGTTTCTTTTAATTCCGTTGGTGATTACAGCGACTATTTGGCGGTTGCTTCTAGCTGGGGCACAGTAGGGGGTGAATATTTTAACACCCACCTTTTAGACCACTCTACTGCTGGATCTCTTTCGGGGCTCGACACATACAGTGTGAGTGGAAACAGTAACGTTTCTGCTTATGCTTGTAAGTTTAGTAATGACAATAATTACATCGCCGTTGGCAGCCAAGCTGCTAGTGAGCTTACGCTTCTAAGTCCTTCCGGAGGAAGCCTTAGCAGTGTAACTTCCTATGCTCTTGGGGGCGCTAACTCTTATGCTACCTATCTCGATTGGAATAGCGACGACTCATATTTAGTGGTTGGTTATTTCAACACCAACAGTGGGGGACCAAATGTTACGCTGGTTTCTCACAGCTCTGGGTCTTTAAGTTTTGCGGACAGCTACACAGCGGCCGTTGGCAATTCTAATGAAGTTTACACTGTAGCTTTTTCTCCAGACGGAAACTATATCGCAGTCGGTTCAGGGTACAACTCTGGAACAGCCAGTGCTACGTTTACTCTTTTAGACCATACGACGGCTGGTTCTCTAAGTTTAGCCGACACATATACTTTTCCAGACGCTATAAACAGCGTAGATTTTTCTCCAGACGGAAACTATATCGCAGTCGGGTTTAATGCTGCAACTAGTGGCGTCACTCTTTTAGACCATACAACCCCAGGTTCCGTGAGTTTTGCTACAAGTTACGCAACTCCAGATGGAGCAGCTGTAAAGTTTAGTCCTACGGGTGACTATCTAGCCGTCGGAGAAAACAGAAACGATGATCTAATTCTTTTGGATCATACGACCCCAGGCTCATTGAGTTTTTCGAGCTCTTACAATTTAAACAATCTACGGACGGGTCAAGCTCTTTCTTTCAGTGTTTATCCCGGCTTGGGCGCATGAAAATAGCCGTTTATGCAATCTCTAAAAACGAAGCAGAAAACGTAGATTGTTTTCTGCAATCTATTGGAGATTGCCCAGTGTATGTTTTGGACACAGGTTCTACGGACAAAACCGTTGAGCTTTTAAAAGCCGGCGGCGCAATTGTTCATCAAGAAAAGATAGAACCCTGGCGGTTTGACGACGCACGAAACAAGGCTCTTTCTCTTGTTCCAAAAGATGTTGATGTGTGCGTTAGTATGGACTTGGATGAGCGTTTAGTGTGCGGTTGGTTAGATTGCCTAAAGGAAGATTTTGACGGAGATCTTGGAAGCTGCGAGTTTGTTGATGAGTGGGCAGATTCTGAAAAGACAATTCCATCTATCTTGTCTAAAAGATTCCGCATTCACGCACGACACTCTTGTGTCTGGAAGAACGCCGTGCACGAACTTTTAGCTCCAGTAACACCTTCCTCCGCAAAGTATTTTGATACCAGTGTCCGCATGGAGCATCATCAAAACGGTAAACAAAGAGACTATGAGCCTCTGCTTTTGAAAATTTTAGAAAATGACCCGACCAATTTTTCTGCGTGGACGCAGCTCGCCTTTGAGCATCAACAAAAAGGTCTTTTTGAAGAGGCTATATCTGAGTATAAAAAGGCAATTGAGCTTCTTGAAAAAACTGAAAACCCTGAAAACCGTATAAAATCAGCGTATGCGTGGCTTTCCGTTGCTCAATGCTTCTTTGAGATGAAAAATAAAAACGAAATGATTAGATCTTTTTTGTTCGCAGTTGCCTCTGACCCATCATGCAGAGAGGCCTGGACTCATCTTGCACACGTTTCCCTTCAGATTGGGAATGCTCCTTTTGCATATGGAGCGGCCATAAATGCTTGCTCTATCACTACCCCACCTAAAAACAGTCCCATAGAAACAGCGTGTTGGGGGGACTTGCCCCGAGACATTGCTAACACAGCCCTTAAAAGGCTTTTTAAAACGGAGAGATGAATGGCTTTTTTATTTGGTGACGTTGATTCTGATGGTTGGATGTTTGTGGACGCAATCAACTATCAAAAAAACCCTAATGGCACGGGTCATTTTGTAGAGACGAAAGACATTCCAAAGTATCCTGAAGGCGGTTTTGGCGTGGGGTGGAAGATGTACTTCCACCCAGAAAGCAAAAAGTTCGAGTTCCGGGAAAAGAAAATCCCTTACACTGAAGCTGAGGCTATGCTAAAAGTAGCAGAGGCAATCCTCGATTTGGCTCAGGCCGTTAGGGAGAAATAAGATGCATGCACTTGTAAAGAACGGTGTTGTCGAAAAGTACCCATATAGCATTGGGATGCTTCGTAAAGACAACCCCAACACGTCTTTTCCGAAAAAACCAACCGACGAGCTCCTAAAAGAGTGGGGCCTTGAAGTTGTTGTTAGAGCTGAGCGGCCCACGGTCGATTACACAAAAAACATTTCTGAAGGAACTCCTGTTCTTGTTGGGTCAACTTGGACTCAGGTCTGGAATGTTTCTGAGGCCAGCCCTGAAGAGATCACTGAACGGACTAACAGACAGTCTGAAGCAGTTCGCCAGGACAGAAACCAAAAACTTGCTCGGTCGGACTGGACTCAGGTTGACGACACACCTTTGACCAATGATCAAAAGATTGCGTGGGCGACATACCGTCAGCAGTTGCGTGATATTACGGACCATCAAAACTTCCCGTTTCTATCTGAAGGTGATTGGCCGTCAGAACCTGCGTAAGGAGCCGGACACATGCCGCTTTCTAAGCTGCAATTTAGACCCGGCATCAATCGAGAGGTCACCGCCTACACCAACGAAGGTGGCTGGCGTGACGGGAACCTCGTAAGATTCCGGTTGGGGTTTCCAGAAAAGCTTGGCGGTTGGCAAAAGCTAAACAACTCCACTTTTCTAGGGTCCTGTCGTGGGATGATCTCCTGGGTGACGCTCCAAGGGGAGCGGCTTTTGTCCGTTGGTACAAACCGGCGGTACTACTACCGTTATGGTGAGGCATACTATAATATCACACCTATTCGCGTCACGACATCGGCAGGAGACGTTACGTTCTCCGTGGTGGACTCGACACTTTCTGGCAACATCGGCGCTGACGACGTAACGATCACGCTTGCTGATGCGTCAGGATTTCCCGCTTCGGGTGTCATCAAGATAGACTCTGAAGAAATTCTGTACTCTGGTGTTCTTGGCAACACTCTGCAGCAGTGCCAACGCGGCTATAATTCAACCACAGCAGCAACGCACACCTCCACGACTGCAGTGTTTTGTTCTTCGCTATTGGTCAGCGACACTCTTCACGGAGCGGAAGCTGGTGCGTTTGTTACGTTCTCTGGGGCGGTTTCGTTAGGAGGGACTGTAACGGACACGGTTCTGAACGCAGAGTATGAAGTTTCTTCCGTACCAGACACGGACTCTTACTTTATTGTTCTGTCAGTGTTTCCAAACGCTTCTGATACAGGTAATGGCGGTGCGTCCGTTGTTGGAGCTTACGAAATCAACCCTGGTCCAGATGCTGCGATCTACGGCAACGGTTGGGGTGCAGGAACCTGGAGCCGTGGAACGTGGGGCTCTGGCACAGACATTGCGGTCGCAGGTGCGAACCTCCGCATTTGGTCTCAAGACAATTTCGGGGAAGACTTGATTGCCTGTATTCGAGACGGCAGCATTTATTACTGGGACAGAAGTGACTCTCCCAACGTGCGCTCTCCAAATAGAATGGTAGAGCTTTCCTCTCTTTCAGGCTCTAATCTTGCGCCTACTATCGCAAAGCAGGTTCTTGTGTCTGACCAAGATCGCCACGTGATTGCGTTTGGTTGTGATGGAGAAAATAGTATCGGGACACAAGACCCGTTGCTCATTCGGTTCTCGGACCAAGAATCACTGACCGAGTGGGAAACTACGGCGACCACCACAGCGGGTGAATTGCGCATTGGTTCTGGTTCCGAGATCGTAACGGCGGTTGAAACCCGCCAACAGATCTTGATCTTCACTGATGCATCGCTGCATGCAATGCAGTATCTTGGACCTCCGTTTACATTTGGTCTACAGGAGCTTGCCTATAACACCACGATCCAAGGTCCGAATGCGGCTGTAGCTGTAAACGACATGGTGTATTGGATGGGCATCGCAAACTTCTATGTGTTCACGGGCCGTGTGGAAAAACTCCCATGCACTGTTCGTGATTACGTGTTTAGCGACCTCAATCAAAACCAACGTGCAAAGATCTTTGCTGGTGTAAACTCCGCATTTTCTGAAGTGTTTTGGTTCTATCCTTCGGCAAACAGCCAGGAAAACGATCGGTATGTAGTTTATAACTACTCCGAAGGTGTTTGGTATTATGGAGAGTTGGGGCGGACAGCATGGATTGACCGTGGTGTGGATCCAAATCCGATCGCTTCGGCTGACAACTATCTGTACGAGCACGAGGTTGGCATCGATGCGGATGGCGCAGCCATGAACAGCTACATCGAGTCCAGCCCGATCGATATTGCTGACGGAAACAACTTCATGTTTGTTTCTAGGGTTTTGCCTGATCTGTCGCTAGACAACTCTACAGCGGACTCTCCGTCCGTTTCGATGACAGTGAAGATGCAAAACGCAATGGGTAGCGGCATCGTTCAGTCTAACTCAAAGACAGTTACTCAGACCAACACGTCTCCTGTGGAGCAGTTTACCGAGCAGGTTTACATGCGTCTTCGTGGCAGGAGCATGCGGTTCCGCTTGGAGTCTGATGAAATTGGTGTGACCTGGAGGCTTGGTAGCCCGACGATTGACATTCGTCCTGACGGGAGGCGCTGATGAGTTCGCGCAATCTCGCCAAGCCGATATTCCCGCTCGCCCCGGACGAATACAGCCGACAGTACATGGACTCCCTTGTGCAGTCTTTTGCTGTGTATTTGGAGCAGTACCAAAATCCTGGTGAAGGCCGTGCTACAAAAACCGTAATGACCGACATTCCCACTACTCCTGTGGATTTGGAAGACGGAACGGTTTGGGTAGACAGCACTATTTTGCGCGTAGGGACCGGGGGAACTCCAGGGACTTTTGTTGTTCCAAATCTTGAGGTCACAACAAACTTTACGGTTTCGACTGGCGGAACAGCTGACATCGACGGCACACTCAACGTAAACAACACGTTCAACATTGACGCTGTGGAGGTGACAGCCTCTGCCACGGAGCTGAATTACAACGACATCACAACTCTTGGAACTGTCGAAGCCAACAAAACGGTGACGGCTGGTGCAGCAAAAGCAATTGATTTTGCAAACGCTCCGATGACGAATGTCGATATTAATAGTGGTGCGATCGACGGGACTCCAGTCGGGGCTTCTTCCGCAAGCACGGGTGACTTTACTGATCTGGGTGTTACGGGAACAGCTACTGTTGCAACTGCAAACATTACTTCTGCAAGTATTACGTCCGCAAACATTACTACAACCTTTCAACTCGCAGGCACCACAGTTACTGCGACCGCGACTGAGTTGAACTACAATGACATCAGTAGCTTGGGGCAGGTTCAGGCAAATAAGGTTGTTACCACTGATTCTTTTGGCATCGACTTCAACAACTTTGATCTCACCAATGTCGATATCAACAGCGGTACGATTGATGCCGTAAACATCGGCGCAACAACCGCAGGAACGGGAAACTTTTCTACGCTTAGTATTGCTGGGACAACAATCACAGCTACTGCAACCGAGTTGAACTACAACGACATCACGTCTCTTGGTTCTGTCCAGGCCTCTAAAACCGTTACAGCCAACGCCTCGGGTGATGTGAACTTTAATGGCGGCGACATTACCAACGTAAACATTGGTACATCGTCCCCCGGAACAGGTGCTTTTACTACGCTTGACGCAAGTGCTAGGTTAATCCTTCCAAGCTACTCGACCACTGGCCGTGATGCGATATCTTCTCCAGAAGCAGGGTTGTTGATTTTTAATTCAACCACTGGAAAGTTGAATTTTTACACAGGCTCTGCTTGGGAGGCTGTAAGTAGTGCATAGACCTTTGTTGCCTTATAACAGTGGTTTCTGCTAGTATGCGGTCAACACGCCGATTGTGACGGCGCAGATCAGGTTTTTACACAAACGGCACCATGTTTGGTGCGCGGAGAAAATGAATGCCCGTACCTCTTTTAGCTCCACTATTGGGAAGTCTGGTTGCGTCATCGATGCCCGCGATCGGCGCAGGCGTAGCGACCGCACTTGGCGGCGCTGCAGCTACAGGGATCGGTAGTCTTATTGCCTCAGCGGCCCCCGCTGCAATCGGCGCAGGAATTGGCACACTTGCTGCAGGCGGAAACCCCGGCGAGGCTCTTGCAAACGCAGCAACCTTTGGACTTGGCGGCGCGGCGCTCGGTGGCCTTGGCGCAGGTGCAGGTGCGGCAGCGACTGGAGCAGGCACCGCAGGCGGCGCGGCGGTATCAGCAGCCCCCGCAGCAGCAGCTCGCACGGCGGGTGCGGCAGCAGCGAGAACTGGCGCAGCGGCAGCAGGTCAAACATTGAATCCTTTGACTGCTCTCCAACTTGCAAGCCAAGCTGGGATTGGCGGCGGAACAACTCCCGCGCCCATGCCACAGCCAGAAGTTCGTCGCGGCCAGCCTTCACAGGCGGCTCCGTCAGTTATGAGCATGTTGCCTCAGCAGGCCCCAACGCCAAACCCACAAGCCATGGTTCCTCAGACCATCCAGCCAGCGGGTTACTATCAACAGTCCGCGCCCCCTATGTCTGGCATGGATATGACCGGGCAAGGCATGACCTATCCAATGGGTGGAATCGGCTCGGCGATGATGCAGCGTGGCATGCAGCCTTTTATGTTGGCTGATGGAGGCTATGTAGAAGGTCCGGGGACCGGGCGCAGTGATTCGATTCCCGCCAAGATCTATCAAGATGGTGTACCTGTCCAAGAAGCTCGGCTCTCGGACGGTGAATTTGTAATGACAGAGCGCGCTGTTCGCGGTGCGGGCGGTGGTGATCGCGCTAAGGGCGCGGCCAAGATGTACCGCATGATGAAAGAATTTGAGCGCGGAGGGCGTGTCTAATGTGTGGTGGTGGTTCCCAGACAGTAACCCAAAAGACAGAACTAGACCCGGTTCTCCAGGCTCACCTTTATGGGGGTGAGCTTCCTGCGTCTGCTCTGACAGGCATTATGCCTGTTTATTTTCAACCTGGTGGATCTCTTGCTTCCCAGGCTGAAAATGTTCAAGGCGCATATGATGCAATGCTCACACCTCCTCCGCCTCCGCCTCCACCAGCTCGCTCTACTGGTGACGATCGGGGAAACGACAACGACAACATGCAAACTCGTGGTCGGGTCAGCGGTGTTGGAAATGATTTTGTTTCCACCGTTGGTAGCTATTTGCCTGGTGGTGTAAACACTCGCAATCCAGGCAGCGCCTTTAACGAGGCTGCCGCAAACATCCGCAATACTATTGCAGGTGATCGTCAGCCTACGCAGTACGATGTGCCAATTCAAAACCCTCGTTACAAAGACGGTGGTGAAGTACAGACCTTCCAGGAAGGCGGAAGCGTCTTTGAAACTGACGGCACAGTACCTCTGTCGTTGGCGGAACAGGTTTACCAGCTTTCTGTTGGCACTGATCTTGGAGCGATGTTGCCCGAGTATCAAATTGCAGAACGCACTGCGGCGCAGCAGCAGGCGGCAGAACTCGCCCGTGCAGGTATTGGGCAGTACGAAGGTGCTCTTAAAAAAGGTACTGCGGCAGCAGGCAAAGGCATTGAAGGTCTTCGCTCAGCAATCAGTCAGGCTGAATCCGCAGCCAGTGGTGCGCGTGGCGACGTTCGCTCAGCTCTGAGTGATCTTTCTCGTGCGGCAGCTGCGTCTCGCGGCGCGGTCCAAGAAGCAATGCCCTACCGCGAAGCAGCGATTGACGTGCTGACTGAAGCGGGTGTCTTGGGCGCGGGTGCGACTGAGCGTTACGACCCCACCACTGGGTATAAAGAGTTTATGGACCCATATCTGGAGGACGTTGTTCGCCAGGTAGAGCAGGACATTGCCCGTCAGGGCATGATGCAAGAAGATGTTTTGCGTGGTCAGGCAGCGCAGGCGGGCGCATTTGGTGGAAGCCGCGCAGCAGTAGCGGAACGTGAGCTTGGTCGCAATGTTGCAGAGCAGCAGGCCCGCATGGCCACACAGCTTCGTTCTGATGCATATCGTCAAGCGCAGCAACAGGCGCAGCAGGCGTTTGAGTCGCAGCAGGCTCGTCAGGCGCAGATTGCAGGTTTGTACGGCCAGTTGGGCCAAGCAACTGGTGCAATTGGATCTCAATTCGGTCAGCTTGCACTGCAGGGCACAGGCCAAGAACTTCAAGCAGCTGGTCAGGCCGGTCAATTGGGCCTTGGTCTTGGTCAGCTTGGTGTTTCCGCTGCAGGGCAAGCGGCGCAAGCGGCGCAAGGCATCGGTCAGCTTGGCTATCAACAAGCGCAGATTGGTCAGATGGGTGCGCAGATGCGTCAGCAGGACATCAACACGATGTTGCAGATCGGTGCTCAAGAACAGGCGCAACAGCAGGCAGCACTCGACGCGGCGCGCATGAACGAGTACCAGCGCATCATGGCACCGTTCCAGCAGACGGCGTTCCGTGCCGATATTCTGTCTGGTTCTCCGACCGGTATTGCATCCACGATGACACAGCCTGGCGCAAGCCCCGTTTCTCAGCTTGCTGGTCTCGGCCTGGCGGCGTATGGTCTTCGTGGCGCATTCTCCTAAGAGGTAAGTTTTATGGCCGTAATGAATCGAAAGCTCTTCGCAGATCGCCAAGCCCGCAACACGTTGCGGAACATGGGCGGTATTATGGCCTCTTACCCAGAGCTGATGCAGGAAGCAAACGAGGTTCAAAAGTTTCAGGATGGGTCATTGGTGACCGCGCCTTTTGTTTCAAGCGTTAGACCCTCAGAAGAACTCTTGCGCCAAGCAGAAGAGGTTTTGACATCTCCTGTTCCGACGTTTGATGTTGGTCCGAGTGGCGAGTTGACCCCTGAAGGTCGCGCTCGTACTCGTCAAATCACTGTTGGAACTATGCCTTATTTGTTTGATCCTGGCACTGGGCGTGTTTTCCGCATGGACGGCTCGCCGGTAACGGAACAAGAGCAAGCTCGTGCCAGTGAGATTATCGGTTCGTCCCCAGAGATACAGGCTCAGATCGAAGCTCCAGAACTCGCGACCCAAAACTTGTTCGAGGGCCAAGCCCGTCGAGCCTTGCGCGATTATGAACGCGCTGTGGAATCTGGTTCTCCTGCAGGTGTGGAACGTGCTCGTGAGCGTTTGGAGGAAGCTCAAGATCGGCTTACCTCTCCTCGTCCTCCATTCCGCCCGGCTGAAACAGAAGACACAATGCCTGATCGAGAGGCTACCGAGCCTCCCGTGCGCAGCATGACTGAAGAAGAAGTTGCTGAAGTCGCGGATCAAATGGAAGCGGAAGCAGAAACAACAGCCGACGATGTTGTTCGTGTTCCTAATCAGCCACCCTCTATCCCAGAGAACCTGTTACCGAACCCAGATGAAACACAAGACGATCTCCGTTCTCGTTACGAAGATCGCCTGAAGTTGTTTCAAGAGGTTCTTGGCGGCGCTAATGAACAGACTGCGCAAGACAAAGCCATGCAGCTTGCCATGATTGGTCTGGCTATTGCAGCGGGTCAAAGCCCTGATGCTCTTACGAACATTGCGCAGGGCGCACTTACTGGCCTGAGCGCCATGAGCGAACAGGAAGCCGCTCGTCGTGCGCAAGATGCGGAGCTTCGTTCCGCAGCCCTTGAGTCTGTTCTTGAGGAAGCAAATCGGGGCGCGATAACTGAGGAAGATATTTCAGATTACTATGCCCGTCTTTACGAGGCAGGTATTAGTGATGCTCCTAGCGCAGGGATCACGGATCCGTTAGGTGCTGCAGAGTATGCAGATAATCTGGCAAGACAAGGTGTCTTTGACCGGTTTGGTATTCGGATGCCTTCTCGAGGTGCGGCTACAACTGATCTTAGTGCGTCCCCTCAACAGTTAGAGGATGCAGCCCGAGCAGCCGGTCAAACGGAGTTTGTTTATAACGGCATGCGCTACCCAGTACGTCCACGCTAAGAGGTACAAATGGCTGAGGAAACATACACGCTGCCTGAGCCTCTTGGTCCAGCGACTACAAGTTCTGAATACACTTTGCCTGAACCTATCGGTCCCGCCTCAGACCCCAACTATGTCTTGCCCGAACCTATCGGTCCAGCAGAAGGGGAAGAAGAGACTGGTGTATTCAGCGTCATGTCCGACATTGCCAAGGGCGCAGTTCGCGCTCCGATCAGCGTGTTGCAGGGCATTGGCGAACTTGGTGGCGCAGGCATCGACTATGTTTTCGACACAAACACTGCTCGTTACGTCACCGAAACTGGTGAGGATGTAAAGCAGGCTCTCGGTATCGATGAGCTTGGCGCAGCTGGTGAAATTACAGATGAGATTGGATCCTTCCTCATCGGGTTTATTCCTGTTGCAGGTTGGCTTGGTCGTGCGGGGTCCGTGGCCCGTGGTGCTCAAGGCGTTGCATCGTCTGGCCGTTTCTTGCGCTCCGCTGAAGCAGTTGGTCGTGCCGCCCGTGGCTCAGCAATCGGACGTAGTGTTTTTGCCACACGTCCTGGCCTGATCGGAACCACAGCTTTGGGTAGTGGTGTTGTTGAAACTCTCGTCTCCCCAGAGGGCCGCTCCACTATTGCCGACAACTTTGAGTTCTTGCCCGAGTCATTGCGCACAGAAGAGTACGACGCACTGGATACAGGGTCCGAGAACGCAGCACGTATTATTCGCAACCGTCTGCGCCGTGCATCTGAGGCAGCGTTGTTGAGCGGTGCGTTTGATACAGCTCTTCTTGGTGCAGGAGCTGGGATTCGGGCGGCAGCTACGGCCCCGGTCATCGGACCTGGGATCTCGGCTGCTGTTCGTGGAACCAACCGCTACGTGAATCTTGGCGCTCAAAAGCTCTCCACTGTACCTGGCATCAAAGGTGCAACGCAGCTGTTCAATCGTTACTTCTCTCCATCCCGTGGCGGAGATCCTGTAATCTTTGAAGAACTGCAGGATGTAATTGCTTCGGGTGACGCAGCCTCTCGTCGTGCACTTCGTCAGTACAACAAGGTAGAACAGGCCTTTGCAGAGTTGCCACGTATCATGCGTCGGTCAGGCGAGGCCAATCCAGAGAGAGCATCGGCTCAAACTTACGATTACCTCACAGGTAACAAGAGTGCGCTGGACATGTATCAGCTTCCTGACGGCAGCAACCCTGTCAGGAAGGCTGCAGACGACGCGCTCAAAATTATGAACACCTACCAAGACGATCTCTTGGGTTCTTTGTCTCGTGCCAAAGAAAGTGCTGATACCACGTTCCAACAGAATCGTATTCAGTCTGTCATCGATGAGATCGAAACCAATCGTGCTGCGAACATGGGATATCTCAATCGTTTGTTCACGATGTATGAGCCTGGAGAGGCCCGTAAGTTTTATGAGAACCTGGACCTCACCAGTAAAGAGTTCGATGACGTTGTAGATGAAGTCCAAAACTTCATGGGCACAGCGGTTACTGGTGGACGGTCCACGCTTGGAGACCAGTACGTTCCTGGGTTCTCGGACCTTGCACCTCAAGTGCAGCGCCGGGAAGCTCAACGCATTGTTTATGAAATCCTCGGCCTCAAGGCTACCGATCAGATCGGGCCGCAGGCTGCGTTAAAAAATGTTCGCGAAGCTTTAAAGCAAGAACTTCGTGGAGGCGAAGGTGTGCGTGGCGTGGTTGCGTCTCGTCGTCCTGTTTTAAACATCAGCGAAGAGATGTTTATCGAGCGCAAGCCGATCATCGACAACAACCCATTGCTTCGTGCGTTCATGGGGGAGATCAAAGACCCCAAGAAATTGTACGTCACAAGCATCAATAAGATGGCCAAGACCTCTGCGGCTGGAGACTTCTACAGAAACGTAGCCCGTTCTGGTAATGCGGTGTCGATCGACAAAGCTGTGGATCAAATCGCACAGGGTGGCCGCCCTCTCGTAGTGCGGATGGATATGTCCCCTGAGCGCCTCGCCGTTCAAACCCCGTCCCCTCGTGGGACAGAAGCTTTGCCTCGTGGCTACATGGCGGGAACGGATCCTGTAACAGCTCTTCGGGAACAGGAAGCTTTCTTGAAAAACGAAGGCTACGTGCGTTTGGGCGACGAGCTGAACCCTAACTCTGTTTTTGGTGGGGAGTATGGCGCTCTTACGGGGATGTATGTTCCGCAAGAGATGGCCAACATGTTCACCGCTCCATTGGAACTGGGTCTGCACCCTGCCAGTGAACTGTTTGCTGTCCTCAATCAATTCCGTGGTTTGTCACAGAAAGCTTTGATTGTTCCAAACCTTCCATCTCGTGTTCGAGACATCTTGGGTAACGCCTCGATGCTTGCTGCAAACGCCAACATTCCCCGGAACATGGACTTTGCGGCCATGTTCCAGACTTTGTTGGGCGACATGGCAAACCTGGACGACGCAGGATTGGCCCGCTTGGTGCGGAAGATCGAGCTCAGCGGTACGCAAAATACAAACCTTCTGATCTCTGCTTTGAGAGAGTTTATCGGAGAGGGCAAGCAGCTAGGGTTTGCTGGTAAAACAGCGAAGGCAATTGAGAAAGCTGAGAGCCTGCCGGTTTACAAGCAGCTCGACCGCTTCTTCACAGCTCTGGCCGAAGGCTCAGACAACTTCTTTAAAGCCATTGCTGTGCTTTCAGAAGAGGCAAAGTTTACAGAAGCTCTGACAAAGGCTGGCGTAAACGTAAGCAAAAACGATCCGTTCTTTGAAGAGATCATGGCTTCGTTTGTAAACAACGGCCTTGTACGGCGTGTAGGTTCGGAGGTCTTGGCTGAACTGAATCCGATCGAAGTTATGGCTGCAGAGATCGCCAAGGATACGATGCCAACCTACAACCGTGTGGGCGCTTTCATTCGTGGTCTCGACCGCTTCCCGCTCTTCGGTAACTTCATGTCGTTTGCGTCTGAAAACATCCGCAACTCTGTCAACATTGTGGGCCGGGCGTTGAGAGAGATGGCTTACGAAGTCGAGCCTGCACTGCGCCAAGCGATGGGTGAGCAAAGGGCAGCCATCCTCGAGCGCAATATCCGTGCGTTGGGTGCACAGCGCCTCGCCTCTTACATGTCTGTTGCCGTCGTCGCTCCATCCGCCATGGTCAAAGCTGGCATGATGAGCACCGGTATGACAGAAGATGACATGAACCGCGTCTATGACTTGTCGCAAGACTACCTGCGCGATCAGATGCTCGTGCCGATTGAGTACGATGGCGAAGGCAAGGTCAAGTTTGTAAACCTGAGCTACGTTGCTCCGTATGGTTTCGTTACTGATTCTGCAAACGCAGCTCTAAGAGAGTATGCGCGTCAGGGCCGTCTTGGTAAGTCAGAGGCGGAAGCGATCGCCAGTGGGATGTGGGCTTCGTTTACCTCATATACAGACCCCTTTGCTTCGGAAGCCATCATCTACGAACGCATCCGTGACGTGCTGCCATCAAGCGGCCCGATGAGTTTGGGTATTGGTCGTGGCGGTGTCACAGCCACAGGTGCAAAAATCTATGAGCAAAGCGCACCGCTTGGCGACAAGATTTCGGCTGGCTTCTTGCATGTCGTAGACAGCCTGGCCCCTGCTTACATCAACCTGCTTGCTGAAGTTCGGGGTGGTGAGATTCGCCCTGGACGGATGAGCCGCGCCTTCTTCGAAGTTCCAGGTTCTCGTGGCCAGGAGTATGATGTGTACGAAGAAATCGCCCGTCAGTTCACAGGCTTTACGCCGCTCGAGCTGAACATGAACCGTGACTTCGAGTTCAACGGCCTGGAATACACAGAGCTTCGCAACGAAGCAAAAGGTGCTGCTAACAGAGCTCTTACTGCTTCGGACAGAACCGTAGAAGAGATGATCTCTGGGTACGCGGACTCCATGGATGCGCTGTATAACACGCAGTCCTTGCTGTATTCCCAGGCACAGGCTGCGATTTCCTTGTATGCCGACCCAGAGGTTGGTCGCCGCCGCGTATTCCGTCAGTTGAAAGCGGCTGGCCTTGGCAATGCAGAGATCAACAACATCCTCGACGGGCGCTTCTATCCTCGCCCTGTCAGCCGTGAGACAGTGTTGGAAGTTTCTCGCCAGCTACGGGAGGAAGGTCGTGCTCGTTTGGTCGATCAGCTTCCTGTGCAGGAAATTAACGCCCTTGTGAGAGAGCGTATGGGCCAGCCTCTGCGGCCCGTGGCCCGTGAACCTGACCGTGAGAGCAACCTGTCTCGGATGATCCGTATGGAGACGACCGTGCCCGAAGGAGCGTATCAGCTTCCTGAGCCGATTGGACCTGCTAATGTACAAGGGGCGGCTCCTGCCGCCCCCGTTGTCGGTTCAATGCCTGTTGCACCGGTCCCACAACCCTCGGTGCCACAGGCAAGAAGTCAACCTCCATCACTGGATCTGTTGGGTAGTAACCCACTTGAGGCGCTTCGTAATCTGGGAATCGCACAGCGAACATCCGGTCAGTAAGCGGCCTCAAACTTTACTTCGATACCGTTACCGCCGAACAGAATGACTGCGTCTTCTGCGATTTGGAGAGCGTGGTCAAACACCTCTGCGTTGTCATAGGCTTCAGCCAGTGACAGAGTAAGATCCACCATGCGCAGGAATGCTTCGACCTGCTCATCATGCATATCTTTGAATCCAAGAGTTTTGATTTCGGCGTTGAAGCTCATTCGACTTCTCCCCAATTGTTGTCCAGACCCCGCAGGGCCGGGATGTCATCGTCAACTTTAGAGGGCACCTTGAGCGGCAAGCCGGTCTCCATAATCTCTTTGATCCGAGCGGCC